AAGGTTCAAAGGCTACATAAGTACTCCTACTAAAAGGCTGTATTGCTTGTATAATCTTTTGGGATATACCCTCACTTTGACTATCTACTCCCCATAGAAACATAGGCGTACTACTTGCGGTTGTGATTTTTTCCTCGTTCGAGGCTATCCAGTTTGTCAACTTAGGGTTTAATATAAGCTCTTTCCCCTTTAGGTCCGCTTTGAAAATTGGGATCATATAGCAGCGACAATTAGGGTGATTACCTACCCATACAAAGCTCTTGGGATAAACTCCTTTCATCATGTCGCAGATCTCACAGCCGTAGGGGTGTCGGCTCCGCTTGATTTCATACCCTGCTATCATGTCCATAGACTGCCAGCGCTCTATATCAGCCTTGCGATAGGCGATATTGATTTCAGTACGTGCCAGGCGCTCGGCATTCTTGTAGGCAGAGCGATACACCCCTTGCCCGCTGTGGTATTCCTTAGCTTTCTTAGATAGCTGTAACACCCCATTTTTATCACGATAACGACGAAACAGACTGTCGGGATTCCGCAAATACTTCTTGAGGGTGGAGGCTAATTCATTGGTAGGTGTACCCTCTGAAATAGCTATATCCAAGGCCATTTCTATCTCTGTGCGATACTGCTTAGATAGGTTCCATACACGGGCCGAGCTAATAGCCTCCGTGGGTAAATTCTTCTTTATACTGGCAGGAGTATATGTAGCCACTTTGCCTGATTTTAGCGCTTCTCCAAAAACCTCCTTGAACTTATTATGAGAGATATTGTAGTGCTTATCTACATAGAAATTCATCTTACGAGAAAAGGTATTTTGGAAGCGCTCAAAAAGGCTGTTTATCTTTTTATTGAGCACAGGATATAGAGCAAAGGTAAATAAATCACTTCCCTTGTTCAACGCCTGCATGCTATAATACAGCACGGCCATTTTAAGCACCTCGTCCAATAACTGTAGGAGCTTGGATACATCTTTCTCGGTTTGGTTTTGGTGGTATTCGTTCCACTGTTCTAAGTCCATATCTTTCAGTGATTAAGGGTTCGTCACTCGTCATTTGTCGTTAGTCACTAAACACATCTTTTCCTTTTTCTTTCTCTATTTGGGCGAGTTCTTCATCTACCTTGTCGGTGATACCTGCCAATATTATTCCCTCCTTGAGCGAGGCCACTCCTCCTTGTACAGCACTAACAGCATCGGCTATACGTTCGGTAAGACTGTCTATCATGTAAGGGACAATCTCTATATTGACTTGTAGCCGCTTGGCCACTGGGGCATACTTAGGGATAAGACTGCCAATGGCTGATAGGAGGAAGTTAATACGACGCTGTAAAAACTCTTCTATGGTTTCGGCGTGGTTGCTTACTTCAATATGTGCCCCCATAAACATAAACTTGAAAGCCTTCCCACTCAAGGTATTGCCGAGACCCTGCAAGGCTTCAAAGGTGATTTGCGGGGTGTTAGTAAGGGCATAACAGCGAGAGGTGAGGTTATCAAACTCTAACTTAGCCATGTCAGGAGACTGTTGCCAAGTGAGGTAGGATACTTGAGCATCGTTTTCAAGTTGGATTATCTCACTTGTCATTCCCTTATTGCGCACACCTACAACTTCACCTGAAGAAACCATTTTCGGATAGAAATTGTAGTCAAGGCAATCAGCAAAGTTGGATAACAGCACTTCCAAGCGATTACGGAGGGTACGTATCTTATCACACAATGGGCGTTCTCGTTTCATATAGATAACAGGGATCTTGGAAAATCCGTGTGGGTATTGCTCTATTTGGGTGCCATTGCTATAGATAGTTACATTTTGGTTATCCACTACCATAAGACGAGTAGATTGTATGCCTTTGCTATCAGTTTTGTTGTACTCACGAGAGAAAGCAATCAAATCACCATACTCATCATAGTAAGGATAGAGTGTATCCCCACGGGAAGGCGACCAAATCATAGACTTAAGCCTATAGGTAGGGTTAGGATCATCCTCTTTGGCAGGTTTTACATACCAATATTCGGCTACCTCACACTCTGCAAACCACGAACGAACCAATCGCTTGTTGTCATAACGAATTTTGTTCTTTTTATGAATGCCATCAAGTAACTCCATAAGCTCTTGTTCTGTCGCTTCGGTAGTCTTTGCTGTGATCTTAGGAGGTGTGCCTACTGTGAATGCGGTATGTATATTGACGATGTCCTGCTCTAAGGCTAAAGCTATACGATTGACATCCTCCCACTTGAATTGAGCGGGAGACTTGATAGTACCATCTTTGTTTTCTTCTTGTTCTTTGACAAGCACCCTTCGCTTGGGGCGTAATTCCTCATCAAAAACATCGTGCTGGGTATAATCCCAATCCTTGATAAGCGATTGTGTATCGGGGCGCTTGGCTGGGTATTTCTTGAGCTGGGTGATACGCTCACTTTCAGGAAGGGCGTTTAGTTCTTGTAGTGTCATTGCTAATTAGCGGTTAATTGTTAGTCATTAGTCGTTGGTTATTGTCCCCAAAACCACCATATACCCCTTACCTTGAGGTAGTCGAGGTTGCTTTGGTTGGCGTAGGCTTCCCTTTCAAAGATGATATTGCGGTAAGCCTTATCCCAATTGCGATAGCGTAGATACTTGATAAGAAAATCAAGAAAATACCAAATGGCAAAGAGAAGTATCAGGGTCTCTACCTGCTGTCGCAAGTGGATATGTTCGTGATTGATAAGCTCTTTATCGTACTTATCACTATCGTTGCGAACGAAGATGAAAGGATATAGGGTGATTGCCCTATACCCTTTTGGAACGAAAAACCTATTTTTTCGTATCATTGGCTTTTGGTTTTTCAGCGCTTTCTCCTTTGATGAGAGCCGAGCAAGCCTCGTGAATGTGCTTGTATAACTCAATATCTGAGACTTGGAAATTGTTATTTTGCACATCAAAATTGTGCTCAGTTACAGTTCCTTGGATTGGCACAATGTAATTACCCTCTTTGTCCTTACGAGAAGCCGAGAAAGTCACAAAGTATGGTTTTTGGTCTTTCTCAAATTCGTAAGAGTAAATAATGTTTACTCCATGCGCTTCTTCTTGCGCTGAGATACTTGTTTTTTGTTGAATGATTTGCATTTTATAAAGTTTTTGAGTTGTTAATTTTTAGTTACATTGCTACATTAGTAATAATTCCATTTGTTGCGAATATCTGAATAGATCTACCCCCTACACCTGTTGATACCATGAAACTACCTGTATATCCTTTTTGTCCTTTTACTCTTACATCTCCTTCTACAATATCAAGAGCTATGTTATTAACTCTTGCTCCTCTGACCTCTAATCTTGCTCCGATATTGTCCCAAGTGTCATTGTTTTCTATGCTATCTATTCGTAGCATAGCTCCTTTAGCCCCTGTACTTGGTGCCACTGTCTGACCTATCATCACATGTCTATAAATGCCGTTTTGTTCCCCATTATCCCTATATATAATAGAATTAGAAGAAATAGAAGCATATCTAGTGTCTCTTTTCCAACTATCTATTCTACTAGGAGGGGTATTTGTATCTGTAGAATGAATAATACTATCATTTGTTAAATGAAAACCTCCTATCTTTCCACTGGTTGCATTCACTTGCCCTGTAAAACTTCCACTTGTAGCGTTTATAGCTCCTGATATATTAGCTTTTGTAGCATACAACGTGCCATCTTGCATAACCATAAAAGGCGCTCTTTTTCTATCTGTATAATTACTACCTGCCCAGAATCGTATATCATTATTAGCAGCTCCTACACCAGTAATACCTGCTTGAACTCCTAAACTATTCCCAAGTATCATAGTACCAGTTGCCATAGCGTTCCCTGCTGTGTAAGTATCGCTTAGAAAGTTGGTTTTGTTGACTAACTTTGAAACATTGGTATCTGTTCTTTGTCTATTTTGTGTTTCAACGGCTATAAGCGCTCTTGCATTATTGATAGCAACCTGTAAGTCTGTTTGAATGTCGGCTACCTTGTTCTCAATATCCTCAGGTGCTGGAGACCAATCGGTTGGTTTGTTGCCTTTTTCAAGCTTAATAAATCTTGTCCATAGTTTAGATGTAACGTTACCTAATGCACTTCCATTGTTATCAATACGTATATTACCTCTTTGGTTAGGGTTGTTCCCTGTTGTAAAAGTAAATATTTCTTTTCTCCAAGCTCCATTAGTATTAGGCAATTGCTCTTTTGATTTATGCTGACCTGAACCGGATATAAAGAATAAATCAACGCTTCTAACATCTTGACTCTTGTACTCCAAAGTTAATGTATATTGAGTATTAGGCTCTAATTGACCACCTGCAATTTGGTAAATAATGTATGCTTCAGAAGTCCCTCTATACTCTTTATACATCTCATTTTTACTATTGAGGACTAAATTACGACCTCCTATATCTAACTCATTCACCTTTTGTTCGGCAAAGGTTTTAGCCTGTTGTAGGTTCTGCTGAAGTTGTAAGATACGAGCTTGTTGCTCTGCTGTTAGGGCTATTCCTGCTTGTCGATTAGCTTCAGCTATAGCTTGAGATTTAGTTAATTCTGATTGCGCTCGTGCATAGGCTTCAGTAGCGCTTTTTGCCGTAGATATAGATTGCTCACGAGTTGCTTTCTCTTCGTTTATTTTAGCTTCTAAGTCTTCAGGAGCGGGAGTCCAATCCGTAGAAATATTTCCTTTTTCAAGTTTAACAAGCCTTATCCATAGTTTAGAGGTTACGTTACCTAAATCACTACCATTGTTATCAATACGAATATATCCTTTTGGGGACTTATCATTTGTTGTAAAAGTGAATGATTCTTTTTTCCATTCACCATTTGTATTAGATATATTCTTATTAGGTGTTTGAGATGCTCCTTCATTTATAAAAAACAAATCTACACTTCGTAAATCTTGACTCTTGTACTCTAATGTTAGTGTATATTTGGTGTTCTTTTCTAGTGTTCCTCCTGCTAATTGATAAATAATATAATCTTCTGAAGTGCCTTTATACTCTTTATATCGTTCCTCCTTACTATTGAGAATTAGGTTTCTTCCACCTACTTGGATATTGCTTGTCTGATCATTAGAGTACTGCTTTAACCTACTCTCCAATGAAAGCAAATCAGGATTAACAAGCTGCTTTATTTCTGTCTTGTTGCCGTCAGTGATACGTAGGTTGGCTTTGATAATGATTTCATTATCTAAGAGCAGGATATACTGCTCTCCATTTCCTGAACTGATTTTATTGGTTACTAATTGCCCGCCTGTAATCTCGGTAAAGCCATTGATTTGGGCTATTCCTCGCTCACCATCGTACTCTGAATTGACTGTGGCATATAGAAAGTGGTAAAAGCCTGCTACTTCTTCCATGCCTATCTTGTTCTCTGATAAAACAAACTGAGCGGTCTCAGCTGTTTTGCTCGCTTTGATATATAGGTAATAGGTTTTAGCCTTGTTGTCCAACCTACCTGACACAAAGGAGGAAACATACCAATACTTATAATCAGCTGCGGAGTGGCTTGGTTTGATGTCTATGGTGCCAAGGGTGTAATGCTTAATCCAACCACTGCCAGCATTGATTTGCTTGTTGTTCTTATCAAAGTACAAGGTGTGAGGCACAGTGATAGGGTTGGTCTTGTTTGCAACAAAGGCAAATTGTCCTGCTTTATTACCCACCAAAGCCATCATTGTTTGCACTGTGGCAGGAATAATGCTCTTGGTATATTCTGGAAACGCTTCTTCTACCTGCTTGATTGTCTCTAAGGCATTACGCCAACTTCTTTTAGTCTCGGATATAGCTTTCTTGTTCATCTCTCCAAAATACACTTCTTGGTTTTGGAGTTTGCGCATTTCAGAAACAAAAGAATGCCCTTGTACCTTATTGGATAGCTCTATTTGGGGGCTGTATGGGTTATTGACATACTCTTTAAGCCCTACAATGCGAATAGCCACGGGGGTACGCTGAAACTCATTATCTGAAAAGTTGATATATCCTCCCATTTTGAGCCGTCCGCCTACATTTGCCCAGTTCTTTTTTGCCCATATTCCGTCCAAATCACCAGTAAAGGTAAATAAGTCTGCTCTATTTTCATACAGATACTTACATGCTTCCTTCATCATCTCCCAGCTTGCTCCTGACTTCGTGGTATTATCGCAAATATAGGCAGCAGGTAGGTGCATGTTATATACAGAATAACGATCACCCACAGCGGGTTTAAATATATCATTAGGCATGGTGGCGCCATCCTCTTCCTTGGGTACAAGCTGAAAGCGTTTTTTAGTATGGTCGTACTTTGATACTTCAAACTCACGCCCTGATAACATACCGCTTTCAAAGTATATCACCATTTTTTCTCCCTTGATTTGGAGGTCTGCAAAGTTCAGCGCTTGAGGTATGGAGATGTCGGCAAAGTCATAGAAATGTTTGGCTTTATCAACCTCAAAAACAGCTGACACTGTACCTTTGCGACTTGGGTATATATGAGACAAATCAAGGCTTTGTTCGTTAATAAAGCCGTTATTTTGCGCATTCTTGATAGCTATTGATAGCCCTTTGTCGTCTGAAATAAAGGTTACCCCTTCATATACATACTCTTGTGATTTGGGTAGCAATAATTCCTTGTTGCCATACTTGGAACGGTCAATATTGCGTTCCCCTCCTTGTACATAGAGGCGTGTAATACGACTTTGCTCAGTAGTACGGCTTACACCTGTCTTAAACCCTTTGCCTTTGCCATATTGGAGTGGTAATGGATTATTCTTGAAATATTCTACCTTGTGAAGATGTATCGTTTTACCTATAATCTCGTATTCTG